TTGTCGGGCTTTCGCTTCTGCTTGGTCACCTGTAACTCGCGCTTGCTTCTCAGCGGAGATAAGTCCTGCGGTGACTTTCGATAAATCATTGCCTGTATAATCACCACGAAGTTGAGTCGCTAAAGATTGCCGTTGTTGCGCTTCAGCTTTATCTGCATCAATACGTGCTTGTTGCTCTTGTTTAATTGCGGCGGCCTGAGCCTCTGTTACCGTTGAAACTTGGTTAATCCGCTCAGCCAGTAATTTTTCTGCCTCCTCTAGTTTTTTTTCACTTTCTTCGATTGTCGCGCCATGCCTCATCAACTCAGATAAAATCTTGTCATGATTTATCCTCATCAACTCATGTAATTCAGTAATATCGATTTGGTTAGCTTTACTGTTAATTTCACCCAATAAATCTTGTGCGAGTTGATCTCGACTAATTTGCCCCGCTAATTCCTCAAGAATTAAATCCGTTTGAGAAGAGCAAACACCCGAAGCTTCCACAAAAGGTGATTTGCCATAGCTGTTGATTGTTCGAACATAAAAATAATACGTATGCCCTGCTTTTAAATTCTCTTGCGTCCAGAAATTTCCTTGGCCAACTTTATTTGTTTTGGTGATCACTTCATTTTCAGAAAGATCAGCGAGTTTTTCCTCACTAAACCAAAATTCAAAGGTATAACCAAAGACAGCACTATCGCCTTGTTTCGGTGCAACGGTCAGATTAAATAAGCCAGAGGTAACATCAATATGTTCAGGAGGCGGTGGTGCTTGAATGGCAAAGTCACTGATAGCAGGTGCCGACATCGCGCCAGCTACATTTGTTGCTCTGACTTCAACACGATAAGTCCCTCGTGCTAACCCGTTAATATCAACACGCTCGGCCGGTACCTGAATAGATTGAATCACTTTACCATTTTGAAGGATATTAACCGTATTATAACGCACATCAGACACCACATTCTGCCAAGAAAGCGTACCTTGTACGATGTCACTGACAGCAAGTGGAACAAAGGTCAGATTAATAGGTGAAGCAACACCACCAGTAGGCAAACTCACAAACGGCGGACGCTCAAAAGGCTTGCCAATCACATCTTCATATAAATAGGCACCATCCTCTTCCAACGTTAAAGCCACACCGTCTAAAGCATGGAAAGACCATTCGGCAATACGAAATTCCAGCCCACTAATCCCCAAAGAAGGTAATGCTAAAAGCACAACTTCCCCCGGACGATAAGCATAGCCGTCTAAGTTCATCGTGAGTTGAACCCGTCTTCCTGCTTTCTTTTTACGGAGATATTGGCGAGCTAATCGTTGGGCTTGATAAGGGCTGGTGACAAAACGATAGTCAATATTCTCTCGAATTTCTAAGCCATCCTCTTTCACCCATTCGTCCACAATCACAGGCGTGAAATCCGTTTTTGTGTATAACTGTTCGGCATCAATAAACGTGCCATACACCGCATTGGTCGCGTCTTTTAAGCCTGTTTCAGGGGTACAGGTGACGGTGCCAATCAATTGTGATTCAGTGATGGTTTTTATTGCAGGCCCATAATAAGCGCCGATTTGAATACCGTGTTTTCCTGCGGTGAATGTCGGTTCCGCGTTAATACATTTGTGCATCGCTTCCAAGACACTGGATGGACTTTCATTTAAGTCATAGGCACCATTAAGGGTATATCGCGACTCAAATCCACCTTCTGGCAGACTCACTTTTTCATCACATAAATCGGCCGCCTGTTTAAAGCTGTCAAAATCAATATCTGTATCAGGCACTTTTAAATAATGGCGGTAATAATCCAAAATCACTAAGGCCCCATTGTTACTCCACTCGGTTTGCCCAGTGCGAGGATCAAACAGATGTTTTCCCCAGACTTCACATTTCACATTGGGTAAACCATAAGGGAATTTTTCTTGGTCAAACGTGAGTGTCACACGTAACCACGCCAAACCTCGACCAATCATATCCTCTTTCCATGATGGGCAATTTTTAAGCATAAAGGGATCGGCATCTTCCCTGTCATTATGCAACTCCACTTCAACAACAGGTGCCGTGATTTTTAAACTCTTCAACCAAAGGTGTTTAACTTCATGAACGGTATATTCACCAAACGTCTCAATTAAATCGTCCCCTAGCCAAATCTTCCCAATTTTCTCTATGGGGTGCCCTGCCAGCGCCAATGCCAGTGTGATTTTTTCGTTTTCATCTTGTTCACCAGCTTCTTCTTCGGCAAAGAAAAGCAAACCCGATATCACTGTTTTTCCGATAATTACGGTTTCAGGCGCAGACGATGAACGTAACATCTGTTTGCGTTCACCCGTATCTCGATAATTCATGGAAGGCAGTTTTGGCTTAAAGATAAGCGAACCTGCGACTTGAACCGCAACGCCTGCTGCCATCAGCGCCATGCCCATCGCCGAAGTGACGCCCCCGGTAAATAGCCCCGCAATCATTAAGCCAGCACCCACGACTTTTGAAATTAATCCACCACTTCCCCCCATTATTCCACTCTCCACGCTTTGATTGGCTTAATCTGCACTGGCTTCACGCCTTGTGGCGTTACGCCCCAATAATGTCCCGCCCAGACCACTGCTAGACTGTCACCGTCCTCACCTTTAAACAGTACGAGGTCGCCACGCTGAACGCGCTCAATCTCAATGGATTTGAAATAGCGTGAAACGGCTTTCTCTAAGGAGCCAAATTTAGATTTGATCAGGTTGAAGGCTTCAGCTTTGGTTTTATAGTGATTGAGATAAGGCTTTATTGGCGAGAAACCACATTGTGCGTAAATACATTCAGAGGCAAAAATACAACAATCAAATTCACCCCATGAAAAAGGGCGATTCATGGCCGCCCTTATGGTTTCAGGTAATTTAAATGTCCAGTTGGGTTGTTTCATTATCAAAATGCCTAAAAACAAAAAAGCCGGCATAATGCCGACTTTTATATTCTCTGTTTATCTTTTAACTAAAAACGATAGCCAAGACCAAGCATCCATGTGCCCACTTTAAAAGCATCTAATTTAGTGTATTCGTAAGAAGCATCAATCGCGATATTGGGATATGGGTTAAATTGAAGACCCGCACCATAAGCGAATGCGGATTTACTTTGTTGATTTTCTTTCCCATTATAGGAAAAATTATTCAATGCCACTTCCATTTGTCCATGAGCTACCCCAACTAATCCATAAGCACTTATATAATCGTTAAAACGATAAACAGGTCCCGCAGCCAACGAGTAATAATCTAAATCAATACTCCCAATCTTTCGAGAGTTCCAGTGATAATCATACCCTTGATGCGTATAAACAAAGGAGCCAATCATTCCCCACTGATTATCGAATTCATAACGATACTTAACATTAAATCCTTTGGGTTTCTCTTTTAGTTTATCGCCATTCACTTTAGCATGACTTTGTGCATAACCTAATGAAAGCGTATTTTCACCTACGGCTTGTGCATTTGCTGCGCATAGCGATAGACTGGTCATAATAAGGGGAACTAAAAGTTTTCTACTCATTTTGTTTCTTCCAACAATTATTTATAAATAAATGAAGGTGCATCTTTCTTGCTGCCCCAATAAATCGCCCGTTCAGCCATTTGAGCAACATAGCGAAAGATACGATCACCTTGCCGTCGAGATGACCACGACTCATCGGTGAATCTATCGGGTAAACCGATTGACCATCGCTCGAATCGATTAGAAACATTAACACATACGGCATTTTCTTCGCCAGACACCACATTAATCGATGTGATTTGTCCGACAAATAAGATTTCAGCAAGAAGCGGTTTCCCCTCTTCGCCGATGGCGACCATCATCAACCGCACTTCTCGCCCTCGACTTTGCTCATTCATCACCATTCCCACCAGCGATTTATCAAAACCGGCTAATTTAAGCTGTAATTGTGGGGGACTGGTTGTCTTATTTTCTTTTAGCTGACTGATTTCGCCTAAACTTCCTACACCTAAATAGGTTTCCCCCGCAATAATCAGTTGCCCAACACCGGTATGCGCACAGGTCACGCCTGATTTCAAATCGAGTCTGGCAGCTAAAACGATATAAGCCCCCTCATTAATCGCGTTGACCATGGCATCAGAAAATGGATGATATTGCATTAGTACAACACCTCCTCAAAAGATAACGTGATATGGGTATACCCCAAGCGACGATGCTGAAATTTACCCTGTTCATTATCAACAAGCCGAAAAATCCCAAAAGGACGCTCAACCTCGAGCATTTCATTGACGGTAGGTGACATTCTTAACATCGGCGAAATAAGAATAATGGCACGTCCTTGATGATCACTGACCACATCCGCCACCACCATTTTGAGTTCATTGCCCACAGTTAAGCGATCCCCTTGCTGTAACACGCGCATATTGCGCTTCCAGTCCTTTGTTTCTAGCCGATGACCTAATTGGCTCGGTATTGCAATGCGAGGCGAACCATACCCATAACGCCCTTTTCTTATCCAACTGGCTATTTTGACTCGCCCCGACATCCCATCCAATGAAGCCACCAGCGCTTCTAACTGGCGCGATTTCTCTTCATTTAAATTATTGAATGTCAGCTCACAACGCCAACGACTTCCCGGAAAGCGTACCGTTTGACTACTTCCATTAAATGGTGAGGTAAAGGTTTTGCTGTTACTCAATAATTGCCAGTTTTCCTGCGTGGGGATCACCTCTTTTGGCCATTCAAGAATAGACATTTAAACTCCTAATGTTCTGCGTGCTGCACCATTACTTTGAAAGTCTTGTAACATCATCGCGTGAGCTTTCTGTGCGCCGGCTTCTGTCCCTTGTTGTGCGGCTTCCTTCATTGCCTGCGCAAGTACAGCGTCACCATTTCCCGTCACCGTAATATGATTAACGACCGTCATTTGTACACCACTCGCACGGGCTAACGTCGGTTGCGGTGTAACCGGTATTCGCCCTGCGACCGCCCCCACAAAGCCACCTGAAGCATAACCTTGCGCCGCATGCATTAAGCGATAGAGATTGCCGACACCCAATTTAGCCGTCGCTTCTTTGGTAAAAACAAACTCACCACCATGCACAATCCCTTTAGGTTCGAATTTTCCTCCATGCCCCGTATAGCCACCGTAAGCATGCCCTTTGCTCATCCATCCCATATCAAAGCCCATTGCCTGCCCGCCTGCTTCAATGGCTTTGAAAATCAGCATTTTCATTACCATTCGAGTGATATCGGAAATCACCGCATTGGCAAAATCTTTAAAGCTTCCTTTGCCCGTTAAAGCAAAATCGGCTAATGCATCAGACATATTATTAAGGGCATTGGTGGTGACGTTTCTGACGTTCTCCATCACATCCATGGCCGACTCACTGAAATCCGATAAGCCTTGTTTTAATCCCGCCATCGGATCGCCTTTCATGGCCTCTCGCTTCCTCAGCTCTTCCTCAATCTGCTGTTTAGTGAGTTCAACATTGCGTTGTAAATTCACCAGCTCTTTTTCGCCTAAATCCACACTGGCTTGCTGATACAGCACATCAATCTGACGAAGGGCATTGAGTTTTTCTTGCTCTGCGCGCGATTTTCCTATTAAGGAAGTTTCAAATTGCATCTGCTCAATTTCTTTACCGCGATCATAAGCAAATTGCGCAACCGAGTTGGCACGCGCCAGATCATCAATGGCTTTCGCTTTTTCTTTGATCGTCTCAATCGCTTTGGGATCGATTTTTAAGATGGCATCAAACTTATCTTTATTCTGTTTGATATCGGCTAAGGCGGATGTGTATTCATTAAAGGAAGAGGTAGTACCATACAGCTGAATACTTTGTCCATCCGCAATCAGTGAGGCTTGTTTTTCCTCTAATTCCGTTAAGATTTTGGTGTATTGCTTGGCATAATCAATGGTGGATTTCTTTGGCTTATTTCTTTGAGCCAATAACGCATTTTGTGCTTTAATTTCTTCGGTCAAAGCGTCTTCATAACCTTTTTCTTCAGGTTTAATTCCCCGTCTTTTCAGCACATCTTCCGCATCCAACTTAGCCAGCTCAGCAGGAGAAGCCTTAGCTTTCATGATAGTACGCCGAGATTCAGCAATAGAATCCTCTATTTTTTTTGCGATGACCTCGCTCATATTAGCTTGACTATTTGCCGCTTCATCTGTCTTATTAATTAACGCATCAAAATCATAACCCAAGTTTTTTAATGTCACCCTAAATTGGTTAATGACACTCTCAGCCTCCTTTACTTTCGATGCATAACGCTGATATTCATCACTTTGCTTACCATGTTTTTCTTCAACCAATGCCAGCATTTGTCGCATACTGGCTCGCTGACGCTCTAATATCGTCAACTGTGAAGCCACCTCCCCCATCGCTGCATCAAGTCCGATTTTTGCTTCTCTTTGATTTTGCGCGATTATCTCTTTATAACCTTCATGGTCACCCGTAAAACTCAAGTAACTCGAGGCATTTAAGCTCCAACCGGACTTCGAGTCTGCTGCCAATTTTTTAGCTTTTTCTAACGATCCTTCAAATTTTTCAATCTGAGCATCAATACCTTCAGATAATTTGCCTATATTCGTCAGCAATACTTGATTATTCATTGCTTTTAAGGCTTCTGTTGATGTATCTAGAGCATTGGCAAATTCGATCGATTCTCTTTTAGCTTGTTTGATATGTTCGCTATATTCATAGACGCCCATTCCAACAGCCGTTATTGCCGTTAACGCCAGTCCAACAGGGCCACCAACTAATGCCAATGTCCCACTCAACGCTCTTCCTGCGACCGTGGCTTGACGGCGTGCCGTCGTTAATGCCCGCTGTGTCGCCGTTTCTGCTATCAGTGCTTGTTTGTATCTTAAAGAGGCTTCCGTCGCTAACGATTTTGTCGCAATCACTTTCTCTAAGGCATAACCTTCTGCCGCGGTTCCTTTCGCCACTTGATAACTCATTTTTGCAGAATTCAATGCCGATAATGCCGCCTCTTTATCCGCCCATGCCTTCCTCACGGCACTGGTTGCTGCCACACTGTTTGCCTCTGCACTCTGTAATGTGGCTTTGGCTTCATTCAATGTGGCTTGATTTTTTAAGTAAGTGGCTTTTGTCCATTGAGAAAGCTTGGCGACTAAAGCTGTAACTGCAAGTCCTTCTGCGATTTTAGCCACCGTCGATAAGTGATTAGAAAGTCCCTCTAAGCCCGACGTTAAAAGCTGAGTCGCACCTGTACCTTGATTGGCTTCACCAACAAACCTCGTCATTGCTGATTGTAAATTAGTAAAACCTTGACTAACGGTTGTCACACTGGAAGCAAACTTCTGATCAACAGAATTTTTGACTTTCTCCAATGCCTGAATGATTTTATCAATCGCCATTTCACCGTCTTGGGCTTTCTTTTTTAAATCCCCCATGGAGATCCCCATGCCTTCTGCGATGGCCTGTGCTAAACCAGGGATTTGCTCGATAACAGAATTTAAATCTTGCCCACGTAACTGACCTGCTGCTAATGCTTGGCCAAACTGAGTTAACCCCATTGCAGCAGAGGCAGCACTGGCTCCTGAAAGAGAAACCGCTTTAGAGACGGTTTCCGTAAGTTCAGCGACTTTCTGCTGACTTAATCCTAGACGATCGGCATTATCCGCAAAACGCTGATAAACCTGTGCTGTGGCATCCAATGATTGATAGGTTTTTTGGGCAATATCATAGACGGCTTGTGTGGCTTTATTTAACTCGATAGAACTTTCCGTCACCAGTTTTAAGCGGTTCTGTAATTCCGTCCAACCATCGGCATAATTAATCACTTGCCGTACCGATAATGCACTTGCTGCGACGCTCGCAAAACGGGTAAAGAGTGCCGAGGATTTTGCAGTTTGCGATACCATTCGCTCTTGTTGCACGGTGATAGCTTGAAGACTGACGCGAATACGTTGCCCAAATTGTTCTGTTTGGCGCTGGCTACGGTTGATCGCATTTGTGAAATTTGCCGTATTCAGCGTCAAATCGATATTTAGTCTCCCCAATGCGCCAGCCATAAAAACTCCTTAAAACAATAAAAAAGCCCCAAAAAAGGGGCTATCGATGAGCCAATACACTCTCAGTAACACTATCCCACTCTTCAGCTTCTGTGGGCTTTTTCTGCCACATTGGCATAAAGTCAGTTAATTGAGGTGGGGTAGATTTCGGATCACGATTTATCATCGCGAGAAGATGTGCCACTTGTGCCATCCGATAATCCTCTCGCCATAAACCAAAGGGTTGTTTGCGATAAAAGGCTTCATATTCACACAAGTGGCTTTCAGGCATTTGCTCTATTTCCGCGAGCGTTTTTCCCAGTGCCAGCGACAATATCAATTGAAATTGTCGCCGTTCTCCAAGTTTTTTTCGCTGTTCCCCGCTTCGGCCGTAAACACCGCATTAGAGAACCCTTGTCCTAAACGATTAAGACCTTTTAAGTCTTCTTCATTTTCGGCATCAAAAAGCAATTCCCCTTTTTCATCACATAACTTAAAGGCCAACATTCTGGCGACATCATATTCATCGTAGACACGATTTATCGCCTCATTAAATTGTTCGGGATCGTCTTCGTCTAAGTAAATGTCCTGTGCCTCAGCAAGCTTGATTTTAATTTGGCGAAGTTTGCGCTGAATGTAATTCATGGTGCCAACATCCAACTCTTTGACATAAAAGGTGTTGTCTAAATAAGTAAAAGGCGTCACTTTCAGTGCTTGGTTTAACACTAATTCACGCAATAAAGCGTTAGACATAATCACTCCTAAGATTTTTATCGAGAAGGGAGAAGAGAAATAATGAGAACGGTGAATTAAGGGTTATTTCTTCGCATTCAAATAATCACGGCCAGACAATTTAATCGAGATCCCCGAATCCATCATTTGCCCTACACTGCCATCAATGTTCATGCCCGTTTCGACAGAGCCGTAATAAAACATGGAGCCCTCATCTCGTGTTAAGATCATTTTCACCGCAAATTTTTCTTTGCTGTTTTCATATTTACGCAAGAGTCGCTGCACATCACTGGAGCTATACCGTAAGAAAAAGGTCAATTTAATTGAGCCGTATTCCGTATCGCCAGATTCATATTCCTTGCCATCACTGCAAATGGTGGTGACATCGATTTGTTCAGTCGTTGAACCGTCTTTGCTGAAGCTTTTTACCGCACAAAAGTTATTAGACCACTGAATACGTTGTGCTTTGGCGTTTGCAAAATCCGTGGGTAACGTTTTATCACTCCAATCCACTTCGTCGCACAGGGTCACTTTGTTGCCATCAACCTGTGCAACAGGAAAACGTCCATCTAACTCCCCGAGTCCCGATAACATAATCATGTCATCGGCT